TCTTTATATATTATTGTCCCCACATAACAGATATGTCCAGTTGCACATGCGGAACGCATAAATCGGAAGAATCCGAACCAGTAGAGGAGATCAAAGAAGCTCCAGAAGCTGTAGAAGCGTTAGAAGAACCTGTTAGAGAAGAAGATTTAAACAAAGAAGAAGAACTTACTAAAGATCTTGAACAAACTCTAGGCAAACTTAAAGAAGTTATGGCTTATTTGGCAGAGATGGCCGAAGGAGAAGCTAAGATGGAAGAAGAGAAAGCTGAAGAAGATGAAGCTGAAGCCGAAGAGGAAGAAGAAGAAGAGGAAGAAGCAGAAGAAGAAAAGTCTGCTGAACCTAAAGAAAAAGAAGACACATTGGAGAAATCCTTGGCAACTTTGAAGAAGTACGGATTTAACGTATACTCAGGATCCAAGAATACACCAGCTCCAAAAACTATTGAGACTCCTAAACAACCAAAATTTAATTTCGATGATCTTGTAACCAAGTCATGGGATGAATTAGATAGATTAGAGAGAGGTAACTAAACATGGAAATGGAAGAATACATAAACGCCTACTATGGCGGAACACTAGGAATAGCAAAACGATACGGCATAGAGAAAGGCGATAAAGATTTTAGCGTTGCTAACAATGCAGACGCTTTCAATGTTGTATACGGAGCAAAAGTTTGGAATCAACTAAACACCAAGTCTGAAGTAGCAAAACTATTGAAGAAAGAACCTTGGACACAATCAGGTTGGAGAGTTATGACAACTCGTCCAGTAAATGATGCAGATGCAGCAACTTATGCATTAGGTCAAGGAGAAGGCGCAGCTTTCGGTGACACATCTACACCAACCATTGATACATTAGAAGCTACTTTGAAAGAGATCGTAACACCTTACGAGATCTCAACCAAAGCAGAATTACTATCTGACGCAGATGATGGTTTGAAAGGATTAGCTGGATTTATGAGAAAAGAAATGAGCGATGCTCACGTCTTTGGAATGGATGCAATGTTACTAGCAGATTCAGATGTTGTAACAGCACAGTCCGCTAAAAACTTAGAAACTATTGACAGACTTACTTTAACAGATGCTGCAGCACACGCTACACTAACTGATAGAGGAGACATTGACATGTATGGTATGGACAGATCAGGAGCAGCAATTAAAGCATGGATGGATGCGGCAAGTGCAAGTAACAACGGTGGAACTAACAACGTAGCACTTACAACAGCATTATTAGATGAAGCTATTGAAGCATCATTATCTAATGGAGTAAACTATTCTGATTTGATTTTCTTAACAGGTCACGATACCTACATGAATTTACAACAACTATTGACCAAAGGTGGAGATGGTGGAGCAGCTACAATAATGAGATACGATCAATCATCTGGACCTGCAGCTTCAGTTAATGGAGTAGTAGGAGAAGCTGGTTTGAATTACGACAGCAGAGTTGGATCTTACAATGGAATACCAATTTTCGTATCACAACACGTAGTAAAAGATGTAACATCAAGAATACACTTGTTGGACTTGCCACAACTTGCTTTAAGAGTTGCAGCACCTACAACCTACGTAGCTAATGATAACATGGCAATAACACAAGCATTAACCAAACAATATGCTTTGATTACTGCAATGGAATTAATCAACTACAGATTTAACACACACGCAAGTATCAGAGATTTGGCAACTTAGATTGATTGGAGGTCTTAAGATATGGTCAAGATCATCAATCACGGGCTTAAGCCTCTTATTAGGAGGATTGGCACTGGGCAGAATGTACGGTTCCCCCCAGGAGAAGAAGTTGAGGTCACAGATAAAGAGCTTATTGAAACAATCAGATCCAAGAAAGTACTTGGAATCTTACAGATTAAGGATCCCGTCGGCAAAAAGAACGTTGGCGGGGGGCTTAAGACTGGGAGCAGAAAGCCTAAATCTGGGAGCAAAGCTATTGGAGCCAAGCCCAAAAAAGAAGTAAAGTGTCCAAAGCGTTCTTACAAATGCAAAGACGTTTGTGAGTGCGATACTGTTAAAAAGCCTAAAGGACTTAAGAAGTCAAAGAGGGCTGATTAATGGCATCTACAGTAACAAGAGAAAACAAAACGGTATCACAAGGGCGTAGATCAGCGTTGTTCTATACAACACCAACTACAATCTCAGGTGGCGGAACAAACACATTAATGGATTCGATAGAAGTATCGATGTACAGTAAGCTTACTGTTCAATTATTGAATACGGATGCTACAGATGCAACTGTAAAGGTATATGGTTCGATCAAGAACAATCCTTCAGGATCTGCTGGTGGAACCGATTGGGTCCAGGTTGGAGATGACATTACTTTAGATACAGGGATCATGAAAGCGATCTCAACAACACCTCTAAGGCACTTACACATAGTAGGCACTGGAGACACAGCAGTAGTAACTTGTTGGGTCTATGCGGAGCAAGTGTAGTGAATGTTAGATCCTATATACTCTGAAATTGTCTTCGTAAGTGAGGTTGTCCTATGACAACAAGAACATCAGCAACAAGCGGTAATTGGAGAGCTACTGATGCAGATACTTGGGGCTTAGGTGCAGGTGTTTATCCAGCAGCAGGAGAACACGTTGTTATAGACACAGGCCATACTGTAACATTAGGAGAAAGTAACGATGCAGGTTCTCTTCGTGTTAATGGAACATTAGCAGGAAATTATACTGTTACATTAAATGACGGTGGCCAGTCTGCTATACTACATAATAATGGAACTATAAACGACACTCCTAATTTTACAATAACAGGAGGCACGAATCGAGAAATTAAAAATGATAGTTCTTCTACATTAGGAACTGTAACTATTAATTCATCAGGGCAGACGTTTACTTTGGCTGGTCCTAATACTCACACTTATGAAACTCTTGGAATAACGGCAGGAACCTTAACAACACTTGACGGCTCGACAAGTAGAAACCTTACAGTAACAGGAGATATGCTTGTACAAGCAGGAGGAACATTTACAGGCAATTCATCGGCAGTAATAATGAGGAGTTTAGAGCTTCAAGGTGCAGCAACATTCTCTGCTCCAAATGCAAGTGGTTCTTGTACTATAAATGGTAGGAAAAATGGAACTTCACGATGTATAGATGTAGGAAACAATGATAATAACTTTTCAGGAAATGGTGGGACATTAACATTTACAAGTGCAAATGGAGGAGATTTACAGGGCTTAGAACATCTTTCAGCAGCAGATGAATTAAATAATTTGACAATAAATGTATCAGATGGTTCAGGAACTTTTTATTTAATGGGAGATACAACAGTAACAGGAAACCTTACAATAACGGCAGGAACACTAACAACTAATAACGGCAGTGCAGACAAAGACCTTACAGTAACAGGAGATGTAAATATAACAGGAACACTTACGGGTAATGCTTCAGCAATCGAGTTTGGAAGTCTTCAAATAAACAGTGGAGGAACATACGATGCAACAAGCGGAACTACTACTATTACTAACAAAGCATCTAGCAATTTTGCTTTTAAAAACTCAGGAACTTTTACACACAATGACGGCACTATGCAAATAGGTGATGGTTCTACATCTACAGGTGGCGCTCATTTAATGAACAACACATATTACAATTTAATAATAAACAGAGATGAAAATGCTCCTGATGGCAACACACCATTTAGAGCATCAACAGCTTCAACGACTACAATAGAAGGAGACCTTACAGTTACAAAAGGTAGATTTTACAGAAACAGCAGTTCTTCTACATTAGTAGTTAACGGACATGTAGATATTGAAGCCAATGGTCAAGTAGGAACTGATGCAGCAAGTGGTCCTAACACATTTGGAAGTCTTGAAATATCAACTGGAGGAAAATATCTTGCAACAAGCGGAACTACTACTATTACTAGTAGAACTGGAGGTGGTTACAG